TATCCACATAGAGGATGGTGGAGTAAAAGGGAATCCTTAGACACTAACATATTTGATATAGAGTCAATTAAAGACACTGTAATGGAGTATCTCGCAGAATATGAAGATCCCAATACACTGGTCATTATGTTAACCGGAAGACTCTCTAATCAAGCTGATCAAGTGGAGAATATATTAAACTCTCAAGGAATTATTTTCGATGAATATCACTATAAAAATGATGGGGATACATTAAGTAGCAAACTTAATACTATTCGCGCCCTATTAAATCGTTATCCTAATGTAAATTTTATTGAAATGTATGAAGATAGAGAGCCACACGCTATCGGATTTAAGGAATGGGGAGAAGAAAATGATATAGATATAAAAGTGAACTTAGTTGGTGATCCTCATGAGGCTTTAAAATAAGTTAATAAAGCTAAAATAACACCAAAAAGTATCTGTACAACTACCCATGCAGTTGTAGATTTGGTTTTGAAGGTTTTTAAATCTTCTACTTCTTTACTTAATTCTTTTAATTGTGTAGGAGAAACTATTTCACTTACATTTTTTCGCCATTCTTTTAATTCACCCAGTTCATCAAATACTCTATTAATGTTATGACCATTTTCTTTAATTTCTTGACGGGTATCTGTTAAATCTTTAGAAATAGATTCTGTTTTTTCACTTAAATTTTCTAACTCATTTAATACTAATTTAGAATATTCATGCCACCCATTACTATTTTCCTTCTCATTCCCCATTTTCTAATTTTATATTTGTATACATGTACATACTAAAATATTTCTTTCTGTATTTTTCTTTAAAATAATTTTAGACTGTAGTAAATTTCCATTTGTTTGGTGTGGAAGGGTTATTTCCCCCTCCCAAATTCCATCTTCATCTAATAATGAATTAATTTCTTTAAGAGGTATGTCTTGAGTATGGGATAATATTTCATTTAATCTTTTCCCTATCATTTTTTCTGGGCAACCACACCCATATAGGGTGGCAAATAATTCATTAACTAATAAATATTGCCAATTTTCTCCCATAATCGCAGTAGCCTGAGGAGATTTAAGAAATATTTCTTTTAAAATATCCCCATATAATGCTTTTTCTTTTAAAGATTTATCTCGGGCGGGGAGCTCTTGTACCAATTGTCGTAATCTATCTAAATTATTCATAACTTATTATATAAATATAAAAAATTATGAAAAAATATAAATTAGAGTACATTACTAAGATACCATTTCTTTATATTGTTCTGAGGATGATGAGTATCGTTAATATTAGCGATTACTTTGAGAGCTGCGGATTCATCTTTAACTTTAAATGATAAAGTATTATGAATCTTACTTCTGCTTTTACCTTCTTTGACTTCAGTAGTTTTATTAACTCTTTTAAGATGAACTGTTAATCTTTTCATATACTAATAATGGTAGATCTTCTTTTAAAGGAAAGGTTGCATAAATAAAATTTATTACTGTTTCTTCTTCATGGTGTTGATCTTTCCATTTTGGAAAATTAAATAGGGTATTACTATAAACCACATTATCATCCCATTCATCATCAACGGGGGAATCCAAGTCAAAATCATTTTCATCAAAATTTTCTTCAGCCCAATAAAAATATTCGTCGCTTTCAATTTCTCTAAAACTTTCTGAATCATCATCCTCAATTTTAAATTTAACTTTAATATAACCGTCATCATCACACTCTATTTCTATAATTTCATTAATAATATATTCATCCATTTTTTTATTTTGGTTAATAAATATGTTGATTATTATAAAAATTTAATTATAATTAAATTTCTATAAACAAATATGTCAGATATTACTGACATTATTTCATATAATATATAATGGTATATTATTTGACTATTAAAAAAATAATAAAAACAATATTAAAATAAAATAAAAAATGGGAAAAGTAATAGGAATTGATTTAGGAACAACAAATTCATGTGTATCGGTAATAGAAGGTGGTACACCAGAAGTGATAGTAAACTCTGAAGGTAAAAGGACTACACCTTCAATAGTGGCGTATAAAAATGGAGAAAGAATAGTTGGCGATCCAGCTAAAAGGCAAGCAGTCACTAATCCAGAAAATACAGTTTATTCAGTTAAACGATTTATAGGAAGTAAATTTACTGAAATTAAAAAAGAGGCGGCAATTATGCCATATAAAATAGAAAAAGGAACAAGTGATAATATTAATGTTAAAGTGGGGGATAAAAATTATATACCTCAAGAAATTTCAGCAGTAATTTTACAAAATCTTAAAAAAACAGCAGAAGAATATTTAGGAGAAACAATAACAGATGCAGTTATTACAGTCCCAGCTTATTTTAATGATTCACAACGAAATGCAACTAAAGAGGCAGGAGAAATTGCTGGTCTAAAAGTATTGAGAATAATAAATGAACCTACCGCCGCCGCTTTAGCGTATGGGTTAGATGAAAAGCAAGATAAAAAAATAGCGGTTTATGATTTAGGTGGTGGTACATTTGATATCTCCATTATGGAAATTGGGGACGGTGTATTTGAGGTATTGTCCACCAATGGTGATACTCATTTGGGTGGTGATAATTTTGATGAGGTAATAATGGAATGGTTAAATGAAGAATTTAAAAAAGAAACTGGTATTGATGCAACTAAAGATCCAATTGCGTTGCAACGATTAAAAGATGCATCAGAAAAGGCTAAAGTAGAATTATCTACTGCACAATCTATTGATATTAACTTACCTTATTTAAGTGCTAATGAAGGGGGACCACAACATTTAGTTAAAAAACTTACTAAAGGAAAATTTGAATCTATGGTAGATAAATTAATTATTAAAACAATTGCACCATGTAAAAAAGCATTAAAAGATAGTGGTTTAAAAACTTCTGATATAGATGAAGTAATTTTAGTAGGAGGATCTACCCGAATTCCCGCCATTGGAAAAGCAGTCGAAAAGTTCTTTAAAAAGAAACCATTTAAAGGGGTCAATCCTGATGAGGTAGTCTCTTTAGGGGCTGCGATACAAGGTGGGGTATTAGGTGGAGATGTAAAAGATGTATTATTATTGGATGTTACTCCACTATCTTTAGGGATTGAAACTATGGGAAGGGTAATGACAGTACTCATAGACTCTAATACTACTATCCCTACAACTAAATCACAAATATTTTCTACCGCAGCACCCAATCAGTCAGCAGTCGATATTCATGTTTTACAAGGAGAAAGGCCGATGGCATCCGATAATAGAACATTAGGTAATTTTCAACTAACTGATATTCCTCCAGCGCCAAGAGGGGTTCCTCAAATTGAGGTTTCTTTTGATATTGATGCGAATGGGATAATTAAAGTAAACGCAACAGATAAAGGAACTGGAAAAGAACACAATATTAGAATAGAATCAGGTAATAGTTTAAGTGAAGAAGAAATTAATAAAATGAAAATGGAAGCCGAAAAAAATTCTAAAGAAGATAATGAGAAAAAGGAAAAGATCGAAAAATTAAATAGCGTAGATTCTATGATTTTTCAAACTGAACAACAACTAACAGAATTTAAAGATAAATTATCAGAAGAAGATAATAATTCAATTACTGAAGTATTAGAAAAACTCAAATTATCACATAAAAATGAAAATATAAAAGAAATGGATCAACATATGGAAGAATTAAATTCAGTATGGGGAGAGATTTCTACTAGATTATATCAACAAACTGAAAATGTAGCCGAAGAAGAAACTACGGCGGAGACTGCAGATGTAGAATATGAAGAGGTAAATTAAGACTTAATTATTTTCTCTTGAAGATCCATATACATAGATTCATCAAACAACTCTTTAGATGTATTTTCTAAAGTGATAACAATATTCTTTTCTTCTAATTCTATTAGTTTGTCAAGATATTGTTTCGCTTTATGAAGATCTTCTATCCCATTTTTATCTTTCCATCTGGTAATGTATTTAACAATGTTCCCCTCAAAAAAATCTAGATTATGGGAGTGGGCATAGTCCCACATTTCAATTCCTTTATTATAGTGAGATGGGTGTTTAACTTTTTCTTTTTTACTCATTTTTATTTAATTTTAATATTCTTCTATATGCTTTAAAAGATGCCTTGCTCTGATGAATCCAATATCCAGTTTTATCCCAATCTTTAATATCACACATTTCCCTAATTTTATCATTTTCATATTTCATTAATTGTGACAATTGACGCTTTAACTTGCGTTTCTTAAAAAATTTACTCACATTACACATCATCTATTTTTTATTTTATCCCATATATAATCACCAATAGCTAATATCACTATACCACATGTTATAATAATAAAAATTTCTCCCCCTATTTCCATTCACCAGTAATGGGATCTATTTTTTTATCTCTTTCCAAAAACTTAACTTTTTTTTCTAACTTTTCAATTCTTTCTCTTAATATCCGTATATTACGATTATTAACATATTCTAGGTCCATCATAATTTATTCGTTTTTATTATCTATTTTTTTCTTTATTTCTGCAGCTTTTTCATAATCTTCATTAAGAATTGCCAACTCTAATTCTTCTTCTAAAGTTAGAGATTTTTTTTCTTTTTCTATTCTAATACCAATAACATTAAATTCCATTTGATTTAATCTTTTGGGTAAAAGATTATCCCACTTCTCCCTTATTTCTGTAAGATTCTCTTTTGATCGTTTTAAATCTGCAATACGTTCAATATTATCACGTTTACTCCAACCATATCTTTTTCCAATCCAAAAACCCAAAAAAAAGGTCAGTGGGGAAATTAAAACTAAATACGTCATTAAAATATTCATCTCTTAACAATGATAGTAATTAATCCTGTAATTGTAAATGTGACTCCCACAGTTATGGTAGGCCATTTATGATTTTGTTTATACCAGGGTTTTTTAATCCATGGGTCACTATAATAAAGAGGCCTCACCAAAAATCCCATCGTAGTTAAACTTACTCCCCCTATTGTCATTACAATTCCATTTGTAATATTAGGTGGGTTTTTATATTTACGATTGTATTGACTGATAACCAAACAAGGAATTAATATAAAAAATATTAATATTAGTTTTTTCATATTACTAAAAATAAATATAAATTCTTCCTTTGTCAATCAGTACGGTAAATATAATAGTTTATACCATCTATCTCTTCATAGTCCTCACGACCATCATAACGTGCGAGAAAATGTGCTTCTCCGTCCGACGCTATTGCCCCCTGTATTAATTCCTCTTCATCTACAGTTATATATCCGTCATCAATAGCGTCGCCGAGACTTATATCCAAATGGTT